CGGGGAGGCTGGACTGTTTACCAGCTCGCCTCCCACTGAACGTTTCCCCCGGATTCGTCTTCTGAACCCTCGACCATTGCGGTAATAGGCTCGTTATACATCTCGGAAAGTTTGTTTATCAACTCGCCCTTGTTCGTAATTGCGTCGAAAATAGCATTGACAATTTCCTTTTTGATATAGGGATGATGTGCCTGAAACGCACCTTCAAAGAGTTCCGGCAACATTGTCACAGGCCTTTTCATAACCTCTGAAACATCAAACCCTCTGCGTTCCATACGCTCGATTGATTTTCTTGTAAATTCAAGCGTATAATCCTTGCCTTCATAGGTTAACTGAATGATTTTTCCCATTGTTTTTCCTCCTTATGTTTCGTCCATTACAATCGGCGTAGACGGCGCAATCGAAATAGCCATTCCAACTACTTCATTTACTCCCACTCCGGTTACACGGGGAGAATGTGTTCCGCTAAAATTGAATTTTCCATTTGCACCAGTAGGAGTAACTGTACCGTCCGCTCCTGCCGTTCCACCGAACCACACTGAATAGTCCTGTTTTATTCCGGCAGAATCCTTCAGCTTTTTATAATCTTCGGGCGTATAGTTCGCAGTAAACTCTAACGCTTCTGCTGACTGAATTCCCTGTACATAGGTTTGAATGGAATCTGTCAATGTGGTACTTTCAAGTGATTCAGGTGCGCCGCCTAAATCGGGAATGTCCTTAATATCGACCAGTTTTTCATAAGCATTTTCCTTCTTCATCATAAGAAAAATGCCAAAGCTGCTTATTGCCATAAATTTTCCTCCTTACGTCTTGTATACAATCTTGCTCTTGCTAACCACGCCATCATAACGGGCGGTTAATCTTGCCACGGAATCATCCATGTTTGGAATAGGACTATAAAACGTCCTAAGAAAACCAAGCCGCTGCATCTCTGTATCAGCGACACCAAGAATCTTTTCACATTCAACAGAAGCGCCAGATTCCTTATTGCTATAAACGTTGATTTCTATCATGATGCTTGCGTGATTCTCTGTTAATGAGGAATCAAGCGTTTTTTTATACGTCACATTGTTTTTTTGTTCCATCGTCATCAAAGGAAACAAAACTTCTCCTTTTGGATAAGGACGCGAAGTATTTAAATCCTCGATGGACGATTTCATGGAACGTGTAACCGCCGTATAAATTTCATTAAAAACAGAAATCATGATTGAAACACCGCTTTTGCTATTTTTTCTGCCCTGTCAAGCAGTTCCATTGATGTGTTATACATAAACGGGCGGGATGGCATACCTTTCGTCCATCGAAACCTGTTGGCTTCTTCGTCATAGTACACCCATCCAAATTCTCCGTGCTGGTTTACGTCGTATTGCCACGGAACTAACGGATGCGGATTGTTTTTCCCTACAACACCCGTACCAAACTCTACAAAACCAGCATAAGGGCAATCCGTGAAGATGATTCCGCTTTTCCCGTCCGTATAAATTAGTCCGTCGAGGCTTTTGTATAGCTCCCCTGAATCTACTGCGCCAAGTGAAATAATTTCATTCCTTGCTATCTCTACACCCTCTGCAATCAAACGGGAAACAACAAGTTCTATCTTCTTCCACACTTCTTGCTTATGTAGCTGTAGTTCTTTTCTCGCCGCTGCAATGGAACCGACGCTTAATCCAAACCGTATTGTTTTCATCGTGTTCTTTTTTCCTTCTTTATAGCAACGGAAATACTGTTCAAAGACCTGGCTATGCACTTCACGCTATAATCAGCTGGCTTTGTTATATCGGTATTGTCAACCCATAGCCTGCTCGTTTCAGTTATCGGACAAGTGGATTTGGATAAAACAATTACTTTGTCGTAATCGGTTATGTTTCCAAACTCCTTATTAGCCGCTTCTCCTTGCGCCTCAGAAATATTCCCACGCTGCTTAACGGGCGTAGAATATAAAATTTCTGATTCCCCTGTTTCAAAGCCATCTTCATCCAATATCGGCTGTTTCATAATAGGAGAAGACACATAAAAACTTCTTTTGTTCTTATCTAGCGTTCTCATGAAATCACTTCTACTTTAGGGGTTATTTCAGCAAGTAGAGACGGGGATATTCCTGCGCTTTCATATGACCTTGCAATGGTGTTTTCCGCATGGGAAGTCTGGCCTTCCGCTCCCATTTTGCTATACAGCTCTACGGCAATTCTCACCTGTAAATCTTTATATCTAGGTTCCAAACAAGTTTCCACGCCGGATTCTGTTTTTACAGTCGGAAAGTTACCACACGGGTAACGGTAGGTCAAAATTATGTTTTTTGCGCTTTCCAACAAGTCAATCAAAACATCTTCGTCTACTTCTTCCCCGTTAAGCCTGATACGCAAACGCTCAAGAGAGTTCATGGGCTTACTCTCCTTTTTTGCCGCCCGGTTTTTCGTTCTTAGGCGGTTCGGGTTCCTTCTGCTCTTTGTTGGGTTCCTTCTGAGGCTCTTTGTCGGGTTCCTTGTTTTCGGGGATTTCCGTGTTCGGCGGGTAGTATTTGCCTTCGTGTTTAACCATATATGGATATTTCATATTAGACCACCTTCATAACATAGCATTCATCCATCCGTTCAAACGACGGGAGGACAATTTCGGATACAATCGACGAAACGTTTACAGGGTGCGGTTGCGTGATGGTTGTTACCGCTGTCCCCGTGTTTACAATTTCAACCGCTGAATTTGATTTACCCATCAAATCGGCCTCTTCTGGCGTAGTACCGAACCACGTACTTCCCAGAGTACCGTCTGGTAAAAGAGTAACAAGATTATCGGGGTAGAACTGGTGAGTCGTTCCGTCGTTGTCTTTGAATTTCTTGTTGTAATCAACAATGGAAATATTCAACAGTTGTGAAATAATGTTTTTCACTACAATATCCGTCATATACACCGTGGCCCCCGTGTTCTGTGCAAGAACCGCCGAACGTATCGCTTTGCTTTTTGTCAAATACGTTAGGGTCGCTGTACTCATGAGCGCGATGCTCGGACGTGTGCCGGATTTTGTATATACAGATTCAATCGCTTTCTTTAAATCCGCAATCGGGTCAGATGTTTCCGCATTACTCCATTTATCGGAATCGGAAACGATTTTCATGAAGTTGTTATTTTCAAACGAACCGTCAGGGTCGTAATTATACGAGTAAACCATATCGTTCGCAGAAATAGAAATGGAAGGCTTGCCGTTTTCAGGGGAAAGCAGCTGCATAATCATTCGTTCAGGAATGACATCTGCGCCATCGATAAGATTTTTAGCATCGTCAAAAATCTTATCAAGCGTGGCTTTCAGGTATATATCGTCCTTGTCCTGCGCCCTCAAAATATCCTGCCTGTCTTGTTCCGTAACAATAAAGCTTTCGCGGAAGAACGGCATTTCTGTTTCGATTTTCTGCGCGCCAATTCTGTTCCTTGGCTTTGCCTTTGCGTCAAAATTAGAAGGCATCAGGGAAATCGGAAGTCCTCTGCTTCCTTTAATCCAAGACAGGTCAAGGCCGGCCTTCTTTTTAGCTGGGAATAATGCAGCACCCAAGTACGGGATTGCGTTGCTTGCGACTTCGTTATAGTAAGCCGCAATCGCACGCGCTGTAAAAAGCTTAGTTAAATCCATAAACTATCCTCCTATATAAATTTAATCATTGGCATAGAGGCAATTGTGGCCTCGTCATAGGTTACACCGCTGTGTTCCTGTGCCTTTTTCTTGTCGATACACCCGTGAACGATAACCGTCCCGTTGGGATTATCCACCGTAACATCGTGCATCAGTACACCAAAAGCAGTACCGGTTGTAATCGGGTTTCCAGATTCGTCAATAGGCGTACCCGCTTTTACAACCGCTGTTCCATCCGCGATTGTTACAGCCTTTGCAACGCCGATATAATGGTCATTTGCAAGAATTATTACGGTATTTCCGAATGGTGTTGCTGTGTATTTCATGATTTCCCTCCCATATAATGTTTCATAGATTCCCCGGCTGCTTCGGCTGTTTTAGCACGTTCCGCGCCTAACTGCTTCGCTAAAGCCTCGCCCTCAGAATCGTCGCCGTCTTCTCCGTCTTTGCCGTCGCCTGGTCGCGGTGTCTGTTTCAGAAGTTCCGCCTTAATCTCTTTTTCCGTCTTTTCCTTCTGAGCGGTCAGAATAGAAATAAAGGCTTCCGCGCTTGCAGTGCTCTTTTTGCCGTCTTCGGAAACAATGGAATCAAGAAGTTTACTGTAATCTTCTTCTGCGATTCCCGCTTTCAGAAATTGTCGTTCAACGTCAAGGCGGTTTTTCTGGACTTGAAAGCTTTTTTCTGCTTCTTTGGCCCTCTGTAAAGCCGCCTGAACGTCGTCGTCTGAGTTGCCTGATAAAAAAGCATTTATCTGCTCTACTGTGGCATCAGGAAAAACTTTTAAAACTTCATCTTTTGTCAAATTACATTCCTCCTAAATAAAATAAAACGCCATACCTACAGTAAAGGTATGGCGTTCATGACGCTCTGTTTTTTGGTTTTCGTATGACTTCTTCAACCTTTCCTTCTTCGTCAAACTGTATGATAGCGGAACAACGAGGACATGATAACTCAGAAACACCTGAAATTTTTCCTAAAAGCTTGCCGCAAAACTTGCATCTGGCTTCATGCAATGTCTGGTTCAGTTTCTTCGCCTCCTATCTTGACCTCTTGTTGTTTCATATAATCCATACTGTTGCTGTAAGCCAACCCAGGGTCGCTGAACATGCCGCAGTGCGTAAAAGCAAGCTCAGGATGAATCTTGTTACTACCAAGCATGGTTGTGAGCACTTGTGCTTTTTCCTGAATGTTTTCGTAGTTTCTTCGCGTGAACCTAATGTCAATATTTTGAATTTCAAGGTTCATGCCCTGTACAATTTCGCAGATATAAAGGGTAAGCGTTAAAAAGCTTTTTTCCGGCTTTTTAAACATCACTTCACTGTCTTTGGCCCTTGATTCCGCTGCGCTCCATCCATCTCTCAACTGTACCGCTGCTCCTGTATCAGACGTACTGCTTCCACCGTTTCTGTTCGGCATTCCGCAGATGGTTAAAACCGCTTGATACAGGTTATCTACCAACGTTTGCGTTTGAGTTTGGTTCAGTTCTCCATTGGCGTAAAATACCTTTGCCGGAAGTCCCGGCGTTCCTTTTACAGATATGGCGAGTTCCTTTTTTAGCTCTTTTAGCTTTTCAGAACTTATTTCGCAGTTTTCAAATACCAAAATTGCCTGTATAAACTGTTCTATTCCGTCAACTCGGTTGGATTCTACGTTATCCAGCGCGTCCAAAAGCGATAGTACTGTTTCAAAGGCACCCAGCCTTGCGTTGTTCGCTGGATATTCAAATACTGGAATGCAGTTTAAAGGATTTGGCTCTTTCTTAGTGATTTTTCTTGCTTGTATCTCATAGTAAAAAGACGGTGTATAAACCATATACATTGTTTTTCTGTCTTTTTTCCCAATCATGACAGACATTAACGGTTTATGTCCTAGCCCACTTTGATAAACGATAAAATTAAAGCGCGGGTCTAATGTAAAGATTTCAACAGGCGAAAAATCAATTTCTTTCTTCGGAAGAACCATCCTGTATGCGGTTCCACAGATATGCCCCCATTCAACCAGTTCTTTATCTTTGGTTGCCTTGTCTTCATGGAGCATAATTTCGTTTAATCGATTCAAATCATCTGCGGCTTTATCATTTCCGCGCCGGACATATTGAATAGGTTCCCCGATTAGATAACCGGTCTTAAATGAAACAATCTCGTTCGCCCTGTTTTCGCTGATACAGTTTTTAATTTCTGACCGCACTTCTTTGACGCGATTACGAATAGGAGTTTTCCCTTTGTAATAATCCCAAAGGTACTGAATTTCATCGGCGTTTATATTATGGATTGGTAACGCCTTATAGAGTACAGAAACAATATTATCTGTGGTAATTTTTTCTTCACGCGAATAGATGATACGCCTTCCGTATGTTTGCCTGCTTTCTATAACCATCACCACCTAATTTTTAGCTGCTTTCATTATACACCATCAAAAAGCCAATAAGTTGGTTATGATACGCAATATATTTAGAAAGGACGCTTAAATACCTGAACGCTGTTTCCTGACATGGATTGAACATACTCAGCGAACATAGCCATACCATCCGGCACATCATCATTTTTGTTCCGGCCTGTTACGGTATAGGTACATAAAAAGTTCATCATACGTCCGTAATCCGAGTTTCTTTGGTATTTTGACTCGTCTTTAAACAAGCAATGCTCCTTAACCCAAGCTGAATTTACAATGATTTTTGTTTCCTTGTTTTCAGTCGTATACTTTGTGGTAACATGCGTTACCCCACCTCTTGCTTTGATTTCATTTTGAATTTTTTCAGCAATACGTCCACCGGCAGCATTGCTCTCAAATTGTGATTGCTTTACTTTGTGTTTCAGAAGGATTTCAACAAGGCGGTTATCTACAACATCTGGTAGCCCATTATCACATACGCAATCTTCTATGTAACAATCTGAACCATACAAATACCCAACGGGCAAAAACGCATAATCTTTCCCCTTGTCTTTTGTATCACAGATTGATAAAATTGCGTCTGGCGCACGCGAAGGAAGTTCAAAATACCTTTTCAGTTCTGATTCTGAATACAATAGCCCTTCTCGTTCTATCGGCTGATTCATGAACAAGGAGCGGAAACTAACATCGTCCATATTTTCCTTCATGTCGATGAAATACTTTGTATCAAACCCTACTCCATATTGGTAGTTGAAATTGCTCTCTCCACACTCGTTGAGCGCAGGCAATACAATAAATTTACAGCGTGGGTCATTTCCATACTTTTGCTCTAGTCGTCCTATAGGGTCATGTACACTCCACCGGGTAGCGATATGTATTTCTTTTGCCCCAAGCTTTTTTCTGGTTTTTAAATCGCTTGTGTACTTTTCCCAAAGCTTATCAAGCCTTTCTTTCGACAACGCTTCTTCAATACCGGAAACTAGGTCGTCTGCATAAAGTATCTTTTCGCTTCTGGTTGCACCTGTTAGCGTTGCATCAATCGCCCTGCATGTTAAAGAGCTGAATCGATGTTTCTTGTTTATATCCAGCGTTTCTTCTTTCGCGTTTGTCGCTGCTAATTTGCAGCTAGGAAAAACATCGTTCCACAGGTATTCTGGGTCGGTTATAATTTGTTTGACACCTTCATAGAACGAGTTTGTCAATTTGTCACTATGCGCGGATGCAAGGTTGGGGCAATCGGGGAACCTTCCCATAACCCATGATAAAAAGAAGATACCGAGCGTTGATTTTCCGGTCCCAGGCGGCATTGAAATTGTTAGTAGGTCTAATTCATCATCTATCAACGCTTGCATTGCCTGAACAGTAGTGTACAGAACATTACGACGCGGTAAATAAAAACGTTTTTCCGGTTCCCTGTCCCACTCTACATAAATCAGGAAATCATCAAACAAATAAGGAGCTGCAAATAAATAAGTAAGCTTTTGCAAATCGTACATTTGCGCTTTAAAGCTTAAATCTTTGCTTTCCTTCATTGCGGATTTCACTTTTTTTCTTAACTCTCTATTTAGTTCCGAGGCCTTTGTAATATCAGTTTCACCTATAATGCGTATACAATCAAATGCATCCTGATACAAAGTGGCGTTGCCGCTGTCTTTTTTTATGGCTCGATATATTTTTTCAATGGTTTTCAGCATAAAAAAGAAAGCCCCCCCCCTAAAAAGCGCGCCACCGCGCCCCGCTTTTTATGTTGACATCTTTCTCA